GTGTCCTTAGTGGCTAAAAAAACGCCCTGTGACTTCTTGCCCTTAGATAGGTTGCAGCGCTTGCACGCAGCTACAAGGTTATCGAAACTCATAGGATCACCGCCATTAGCAATAGGTATTACGTGATCAACCTGGCTTGCCTCACCACCACAGTAATAACACACCCAACCTGATGCGTTGAGTACCTGCAATCTCCTAGCCTTATAACGCCTTTGATCTCTAGGGTCTTTAGCTCTCATCAGTAATGCCCTACTTTCTTATGTCTATCTAAGGCTTTGCATACATCACCTTTGTACAGCCTATGATGATTAATATATTTTAATCCTAAATCAATTTGCTTATAAGGGTTTGTTTCTTTCATCTTTAGTAGCTGTGGAATACCAAAGGCTGTTGATTGTTTGTTATCAGCTGTTGGTGACCAATTGCTCTCTAATCTCCATAAAGTAACCAAGCATCTATATTGCTTATCATTACCTAATTTCATATGAGCATAGAGTTTATATAGCTCTTTGTTTGGATCAGTTGCATTTGCTGGCGTAATCCCAATTACACAAAGAGCCCCCACAAGCACCAAACTACGCCTGCGAGCTATCCGCCTCAGCGGCTCGCCAGCGAGTTGTGATGCTAGCGTACGTGTCAAGGATAAAACCATATTGTGGATAACTAACGCATGGTTTTGGCGTGTCATCCACAGGTTATTAAGGGTTGTGGATAACTTTTTATGCATCTTTACCCCAGCCTTTACCTTTAAAGCTAATACCTGGGGCATGATAAACCTGCCTCATATGGCTGCCACAACATAGCGGCGCAGCATTTGATGTTATTGGCTGCTCTAGCTCATAACGGATATTGCAGCTTATGCACTCATACTCATACGTTGGCATCATCAACCGCCACTATTAAACACACGCTCATACAACCGCATTTGCAGCATTGTAGAGTTTTAACGTTAGGCGGCAGGTTATCGCTAACTATGCGCTCAATCTGATCAGTTACAGCGTTACATTTTCTACACTCAAACCGTATGATATCCATATACATCCTCTCCAATCATAGCCAGGTGTTGCATAGGGTGCAGGTCTGCACGCGGGATTAAATAACTATCGCCAGTAATAAGCTCTGATCTGTACTTATCCTGTTTAGCTAGTTGTACCTCAAACCAACCAATTACAACATAAACAGGCATACGGCCAATAACCAATATGGCTATGTCGCTGTCTCTGTCTATGCTGCTAATGATGAGGTTGCCATTACGGCGGTAGGTGTGTTTTACCTCTACATTTTCGCCTATGTCAGCCTTATCCTTGTATGTCTCATTAGAGGGCTCATAGTCAATTACGCCCAGGTATTCAGCTGCAGCGGTTTCAGCCCCCACAGCATCTATTTGTTTTGTAGCAAACTCTGCAAAGTTGCCGCCGTTGCGCTCTTGATCATAATTCTTTTTAGTACTCATCCCGTCATACTGAGACTTGTACCGCCTAGCTCTTATGATCCCTGCATCTATAGCTACGTTTGCTTGCCTAACGTCTAATACCACTTTAAACATTAGCGGCAATCCTTACAAAACCATATAAGGTTTTCTTTGCTATGGCTTTTCTGATAGCCAAAAGGATCAAGCTGGCTGATCTTGCTGCATTTATCGCAGGTCTCCAATTTGTACTCAGCTATAACCTCACCATTTTTAAGTAACTTGGCCGTCATAGCTTGTACGTTGATGATCTCTGAATAGTCGCTCATATTTGAGGTTTCCAGGTACCGTCACTTGTCAAGACATACCAATAAGGCTCACATTGAGTAGCTTTGCTTTTTTCAACGCAGCTGTAGTTACCCCAGGCTTTACCTGTTTTAGCACTTACGCCCTCACGCCAAACACGTGCGCCATGTTTGCACTCAGGCTTGCCCTCAATAACGCTGGCACCTAACGCATCAGTTACGTTTTTAATTGTTGTAGCTATGCTATTTGTGGCCCAAAGGTCATCCTTAATGGGCGCTATGTCTTTCGAACTGAGAGCCTCTACCTTTTCCATATCTTGCTTTGTGCTACGAGCTATGCCGCCAGGTGTAAGCAAACCTATAACTCTGCCGTAACAGCTTGTGATCGCATTTTCTACCCAAAAGTGTAGATTTACGCCGCGGTCTGATCTAACCTCTAAGGCATAATCCACAGCGCTGGGCTTTTCGTCATCATAATTACGATAGGCCTCGCCTCTTACCAATATATAACCTTTTGTTATATCTATATCCTCTATGTATGCAACCAAACGCATAGTTGGAAACTCAGCACGCGCCCTAATAATCCTGGCGTTAACATCCTCGTAGCCCTCTAAGAAATTGCTCATTTGATTAACTCTGCATCACGTAAAGCTTTGGCAATATTGCGCCCTCTTACAAAGCCCTCACCGTGGCCGTGTTTAAAACCAATTGAGTAGCCGATTACCATAAACATAAAACCCGTACCGCAAGCGGCTAGGCCTATTAATAAGTCCAAACTGTTCATACTTCGCCCTTTGTTAAGGCCGATTAAGCTACTAACGCGAGTAGCCCTCTCAGCGTGTGTAACAAAAGTATGAGGGCAAGGGCTGACAAAACGCAATAAGACACGCCCTATTTAGCTAAGCGATCCTCTAAAAGCATTTCGTAAATCTTGTCCACACGGGCCTCAATACGATCAACGCGGCCCCTTAAATTATGGCCTCCGTTACCGTCAGGCCGTAGCTCTGATAGATAGTACTTAACAAGGTGACGTATAAGCCCAGCTGCTAACCCCAAAATGGTACAGCTCCCCAAAGCTACACCGATTAGCAGCTGAGCCTGTTCCATTACTTAGCGCCTACGCCTAATTGCTTTTCTGAGGGCTGCAACGCTTTTAAAAGTGGCCCGATCAGGCCAGCAATAAAGGCATTAGCCAATACTTTAGGGTCTGAGATACCCGACATATACAAAGCTGCCGCGCTTGCCAAAGCGGCACGTGCGTAAGATTTAGCAGCTGCAATTGCTTGCTCTTTCATTTATTTGCTCCTGTAATGCCCTTAATTGACTTGATATAATACCGAAACCACAGTAGTACCGCTGGCAACCACACCATACAAAGCTGTATGATCTCCTACAGGTACGGTTAATTTGTCTTTACTATCTACAAGGTAACCGTTTGCTGTAGTCAAATCTGCGCCACCTATATATAGAGCATCATTACTAGCGTGTATTAAAGCTGTCTGATCTCCTATACTTTCAGGCACTAAAATTGTTGCTGATGTAGTTACTGTTACTCGCCTACTAGTTGGCATTTGTTTGCTCCAATTTTTTAATAAAGGCATCTACCTTGTCAGGCTTTATAGCCACTTCAAAATGCATCTCATCTTTTCTGTTTTTGTAATCGCCGCCCCAGGTTAGGCCATACTTTTTAGCCAGGGCGCGGATCATAGGCACCTTGCCAGGCTCAAAGGTACCAACCTTGCCTAAAGCGTGTTGTGTCGCATTAAGGTCTATAGCCGTACCCGAGCTGTGATTACTTAGCTTGTCGGTTGTACCGCGTACCATACGGAAACAGTAGCCCCAATCATCTAAAGAGCCCTCATCAATAGGCTCAATTAGTTTATGAAACTCAGCGGCAAAACCTACAAGCAACGGTGCCACCTTTTCGGCGCACCGCAGCTTTATAGTGCTGCCAGGTACAGGAAAAGACTTTATGCCTATCTCAGCTTGATCCTTTGATGCTGGCCAGCCGTTGTAGCTTGTCTCCATTAAAGGCCAATAGCTGCTAAATCGTCTGCTGTTAAACCAAGTGCTGCAAGTTTTGCCTGTGCTCCTGCTTTAGCAGTTTCGGCTTTTGCTTTTAAAGTCAGACGCTCTGCTTGCTCTGTCTCGTATATGTTACGCGCTTTTAATTCATCAGCAGTTTCATCGCGCTCAATAACTGTTTCTTCGCCCGTTTGGACATTGAACTCTTTTACAATGATTTTCATTATTGCTCCTTATGCACTCGTATAAACAAAGACTGTACCGCCATCAAAATTAGAAGTACCAACAACGGATACGCTTGAAATTGTTGAAGATGAATTATAATAACCACCCAAAGCATAGCCAGTGTGATCTGAATTTCCTGAACCTTGACCGACCGAATTATAAACTTTTACTCCCGAACTATTTGCGCCAGTCACTAAACAATAACCCGCAACCTGAGTCGTTTCATCTGTGCTTGTTTTTCCAATTAGGATGCCAGACGAATTGTTAGACAGTCTGCCAAAATTGGATGCAGCATAAGTTGAACCAAAATAGTTAAAATAACCGTAACGATAATAATTATTAGCAGTATCGCCGTTAAATCTAATGTTGACATTACACTCAGCAGATACACCTGAAGCATTATCGACAAGCACCATAATCTTATCTTTGCCAGAAATACCTGACACAGTAATCGTTGAGGCACCTGTCAATGCAGTGCCACCAGCGTTAAGTAAAGACCAGTTTGCGCCACCACCTGCAACAGCAGCCCACTTCAAGCCTGTTGCCGTACTTGAATCCGCGGTAAGCACTGTGTCATTTGCACCTACTGCTAGACGTGCGAAAGTATCTGCACCTGTGCCAGGTACTAAATCACCTTTAGCATCTAACGCCGTAGCCATTGAGTTAGTAATTGTTACTGTGCCTGAGGTACCGCCGCCGCTAATACCTACACCCGCGGTTACACCCTCAATATCACCTGCCGCACCTGAGGCAACCCAGGCTGCACCGTCATAATACCAAAGGCCGTTTGTATCTTTTGTAAATGCAAATTGCCCTTCTTGTGGTGAAGTGATAGCTGCATCACGTGCTGCGGCGCTAGCAAATACCAATACGCCTTGCATTAAATAGCCGTTAACATCAGCTGCGGTTAGTACCTCACCTGTTGTAAAGGTTTTGAAACCTTGTCCAGCTGCCATAGTTTTGCTCCTTAGTAAGCCAATACGCCGCTGTCAAGCAAGCCGTATATGGATGAGTCTAATATAAAGCCGTCAATAATAGGCTCTAAAGTGGTTAGTGTTGTTTTCCAGCTGTTAGGCGTAATAATTTGAGCTACGCCAAACACCTGCAAAGTTTTAGTTAACGTTGAGCCGCCAGGCTGATTAGTTGTAATGGTTACTGGGTCAAAATAATCAAGGCTTAAAGCCGCAATAATGCCAGCGTTGTAATTATCTGTGTATAAATCCAGTTTAATCGCATCACAACGTATAGAGGTTTCAGCCCTAGAGGCAATATAGGCGCGAGCGTAATCTAAGGCAACCGCATCAGTTTCCATTAAAAGGTTTTGTTGGTTATAGCTATGGATAAAATACTTATTTATGCTGGCTTGATTGATAGCGGTTTGAGCTGTACCGCCTAAACGAGTTATAGAGGCTGAGTTATATACAAGCGTGTC